TCCACAGGTCTTTACTTTTTACTTGAAAATGGAGGAAAAACAATGGCTGATGTTATGGTAAAGATTCTGATGAAGGGTGCAAAGGCAATCGGGAAAACTGCCGCAATACTCATTATCTGGACCGCCCATAAACTTGAAAACAAGTAATCACATTAAAATTTTAGGAGGTAGTAGTTATGTCTGCAAATGTTGAAACCATGTTCTCTGTCCGTGAGACCCCTTGGCATGGCCTTGGCCGTATCGTGATGGATGCCCCTGCAAGTCGGGAAGCTCTGGAATTGGCTGGTCTGGACTGGCAGGTGGAAAGCCGCAATATCTATTCCGGCACAGGTGCTATGATTCCCGGCTATCGTGCCAATGTCCGCAGCACGGATGAAGCTGTTCTGGGCGTGGTGTCTGACCGTTACCGCATCGTGCAGAACGAAGAAGCGTTCCAGTTCACCGATGACCTGCTTGGTGAGGGTGTCACCTATGAAACCGCAGGCTCTTTGCAGGGCGGTAAGAAGGTGTGGATGCTGGCAAAGCTGCCGGAGAAGTACATTATCGCCGGGGATGAAGTGACCCCATATCTGGTGTTCTTCAACAGTCACGATGGCAGCTCTGGTGTCAAAGTCGCTATGACCCCGGTTCGTGTGGTCTGCCAGAACACCTTGAATTTGGCTCTGGGGACTGCAAAGCGCATCTGGACTGCTCGCCACACTGAAAATGTTCTGCTCCGTGTGCAGGACGCTCGTGAAACCTTACAGCTTGCCAACAGCTACATGGGGGAACTGGGCAAGGGCATCCATGAGCTGACCACCATTAAGCTGTCTGACCGCAAGGTACAGGAGTTCATCAATGAATTCTTCCCCATTACTGAAGACCTGACTGATGGCCAGCGGAAGAATAACCTGCGCTTGCAGGAAGATTTGAAGGCTCGCTATTATAACGCACCTGATCTGGAATGGGTCGGCAAGAACGGTTGGCGGTTCGTAAATGCCGTTTCAGACTTCGCTACCCATGCAGACCCCATCCGTAAGACCCGGAACTACAACGAAAATCTGTTCCTGCGCACCGCAGAGGGCAATCCGATGATTGATAAAGCCTACAAAATGGTGCTGGCCGCAGCATAAAGGAGGACTTATGAACGATGTAAGCAACCGGGCTGTTCGGGAATTTTCTGAGTTCCTAAACAGCATCGAAGCTGATTTTCCAAAGCCTACTTGCACCACGGCATACGAGATCACGATGAAAAGCACCATTGTCAGTGCCTTGATTACGCTGGACACCGAAAAGAAGATGGACGAGCGTTTCTGGAATCATCTTCGGGTGCAGCGAAACATTCTGGATTTTCTGTATGCTTTGTGGCTGGATGATGACCGCACACTGGTAGACGAGTTTTCCATTATCATGCGGGATTTGGTGGAATACGATTTTGAAATCGCAGATAAAAACATGAGGCAGGAGTTGAATATTGCATGAAACGATTGATTTCCACGATAAATCTGGACAAAGAAGATTGGCTGCGCTATCGGAAATGCGGCATCACCGGAACGGACGCCGGGGCGATTTTGGGTGTAAATCCGTACCGTTCTGCATTTCAGGTGTATCACGATAAAATCAGTGATACTATTGAAAATATCGACAACGAAGCTATGCGGCAGGGGCGCGATTTGGAAGAATATGTGGCACAGCGATTCACCGAAGCCACTGGACTGAAAGTTCGCAGAGCTAACGCCATCTACCAGAGTGAGGAACATCCGCTTCTTCTGGCAGATTTTGACCGTCTGATCGTTGGGCAGAAAGCAGGATTGGAGTGCAAGACGGTGTCTCCGTTCTCTGCGGATAAGTGGGCAGATGGCAAAATCCCTGCGCACTACATGGCACAAGTCAATCACTATCTGGCTGTCAGCGGTTTCGACTGCTGGTACATTGCTGCTCTGATTTTCGGAAAAGAGCTGGTAATTCATAAAATTATCCGTGATAAGTCGGTTTTGAATAACCTCATTGCCGAAGAAGAGCACTTCTGGAAGTACAATGTGATGCCTGAGATTCCGCCTGCACCTACCGGAAGTGAGGGGGATACACAGCAAATCAACCAGATGTATTCTGACGGTGATAAAAGCAAAACAGCTGATTTGAATGCAGTTCGTGACCTGCTGGACAAACGGCAGTCTCTTTCTGACCAAATCGAACAGTTGGAGCAGGAAAAGACTGCGATTGAACAGCAGGTCAAGCTGCAAATGCAGGATGCCGCCTATGGCACAGCACCGGGCTATAAGGTATCGTGGGTGTCCTCTGAAAGTAAGCGTGTGGATTCCCAGCGGTTGAAGAAAGAACAGCCGGACATTTTTAATCGGTACAGTAAAAATGTGAGCAGTCGCAGATTTACTATCATTCATGCGGCATAAGTTTTGGATATGGCGGCAGGAAATTACTTTCCTGCCGTCTTTTTTATAGGAGGTTTATTATGGCTCTTGAAGATAAAGATCTATTTAGTGCTATTTTTAATAAATATAGTGATCAACCTATTGAATTTGTTATGGAGCAATACGAGAAGGCTAAGAATATCAACCTTGAAATCGAACGTAGGCAGAGCCTGAGAGGTTATGTTGATATCACTCCTCCATCTATTCCCCAAAATACTGGAGAAGTAAAACAGATAGAACCTGATGTTGAATCTGTTCCCAAAAAGAAATTTTCCAAGCGTAATCTTGTCATCAAGCCTGATGAAGCCATTACGGATGATACAATTAAATGTTGTCTGTGTGGGAAGGAACGTTCCTCTCTTACTTTGAGACATCTTGCTACGCATGGTATTAGTGTTGAAGAATATAAAAAATTGTGCGGATATGCTCCTGAACAAAAATTGATGTCAAATAATCATGTTGAAAAAGTGCGTAATAATGTTATAAAGGCACAGAAAGCTAGAAAAGGTTCAAAAAAAGTTGCAGATATTGAAGAAAAATAAGCTGGTTCTCATACTTAGCGAATAGTCACTATGGGATACTTTTAATAAGCCATATTGCAGTCTTAGTACTGCAATATGGCTTATCTTTTGTATTTATTGCTTTATCTAGCATATTGCTATAACATTGATTCGCCTATAGAACAGGTAATACTCAACAAAATACAATAAATATAATAAGTAATTTGTATTAGGAGGAACGATGGCTACGCTCAACCAGGCTAAGATCATCAAGGCATTGGAAAAAATAGTTACAGCGCCGAACGATGACTTTATTTTCTCCTTTCTTTCAGCCTACGGAACTCCAAAAGCGACGATCAGGCTTCTTCAGATGGGAGATCCACAGCGTAATGTAGCCAAAATAGATGGCGATATTGCACTCTCCAGGCAGATTTTTTTCACCCTGTTACAGATGGTTCCTCTCTTGAACAGGCTTTTGAGGATATATTTGCCCTTTCTATGATTGAGCAGCAAAAGATACGGTTTATCCTTGTAACGGATTACACGACGGTCATTGCCTATGACAGGACAGTCAAAGACCAGACAACGTTCGACTACAGCGATTTCAAAACGAACTATGAATTCTTTCTGCCTCTGACGGGATTGTACGAGAAGGCCATTGCCTATTCCGAGCACCCTGCGGATACCAATGCCTGTGAAAAGATGGGGCGGTTGTATGACCATATCCAGATCATCAATCAGTATGAAAATCATGATGAAAAGCATACCCTGAATGTCTTCTTGACCCGTCTGTTGTTCTGTTTTTTTGCAGAAGATACGGGAATCTTTCCTGAGCAGAATCAGATGGTGAAGGCCCTCAAGTCAGTTACGCAGGAAAACGGTTCCGATGTTGCCGAGTTTTTTGAGAAGCTGTTTACGGTTCTTGATCTGCCGAGTGATGCGCCGGAACGTACTGCGTTTTCCGCCACGTTTCAGTCCTTCCCGTATGTGAATGGGGGGCTTTTCAAAGAGAAAACGGTTATTCCGACCTTCGATGCCAAGGCGCGGAGGCTTCTTCTTGACTGTGGTTTTCTGACATGGAGCGACATTTCTCCGGTCATCTTTGGTTCAATGTTCCAGTCCATCATGGACCCGGACAAGCGGCGTTCCCTTGGGGCGCACTACACCAGCGAAAAGAACATCCTGAAGGTGGTGCGTCCGCTCTTCCTTGATGAACTTCATGAGGAATTTCAAAAGATTCTCGGCCTGAAAAAGGGCAAAAAGAAAGCTCTTAAAGATTTCCATGCCAAAATTGCTTCTCTGGGATTTCTCGATCCTGCCTGTGGCTGCGGTAATTTTCTTATTGTTTCCTATCGGGAGCTGCGGGAACTGGAGTTGCAGGTGCTGTTGGCTCTCAAGTCTGAAACAAAAGGCGATCCCCGATTTCTTGCGTTGGACATTCGCCCGCTCATCAAGGTCAGCATTAGCCAGTTTTACGGCATTGAGTTGGAAGAATTCCCCGTAGAGGTTGCCCGTGTGTCCATGTGGCTCATGGAACACGTTATGAATCTGAAAGTCGGCAGGACCTTTGGATTTGTCATTTCATCCATTCCATTGCGCCATTCGGCAACCATCGTCTGTGCCAATGCACTCACCATAGATTGGAAAGACGTGGTTGCGCCGGAAAAGCTTCATTACATTATGGGGAATCCGCCGTTTTGTGGTGGTAAATTAATGTCTGCATCACAGCGGAAAGACATGGAATTTGTCTTTGGGAAAGTTCGATTGCTTAATTCTATTGATTATGTAACTGCATGGTATAAAAATCTGTCATATATATTAAAAATACAAATATACACGCATCTTTTGTGTCTTCAAATTCAATATGCCAAGGACAACAAGCCTCATTATTTTGGAAAAATATTGAAAAAGATAACATTAAAATAAATTTTGCCTATACAACTTTCAAATGGAATAATGAATCAAGTGGTAACGCTGCTGTATTCTGTATAATAATAGGATTTTCAACGAAAGATAGAGAGGAAAAATTT